ACGTAGACAACGATGTAATAGACGATGACTGGGATGAGTGGCATCCCAATGACTTATAGGAGAATAAATGAAACTAACACTCGACATAGAAAACACTGTGACCAAACGAAATGACAAGCTACACCTTGATCCTTTCGAGCCAGAGAACACATTGGTTATGGTGGGTATGCTAGATGATCTTGGACACGAGGACATTGTAACATTCGATCACTCAGAGCAACAACCTACCACAGAGGGGAGGTCTATAGTTCAACGCAAACTGGACGAGACTTCCCTTCTAATTATGCATAATGCATCACACGACTTGATGTGGCTATGGGAGTCAGGTTTTACCTACGAGGGTGAAATCTTTGACACCATGCTAGGTGAGTATGTGTTACAGCGTGGACAGAAAGAGCCTCTGTCTCTTGAAGCTTGTGCTGAGAGGTACGACCTTGACACAAAGAAACAAGACACAATGAAAGAGTGGCTTAAAGCAGGTAAGTCTGTTCGTGATATGAATTGGTTTGACTTAATTAGCTACTTATCTGATGACCTACATGCTACACAGCAATTGTACAATTGTTTGCGAAAACAGTACGAAGAGTGTAGTTCATTGGAAGGAACAATTAAGTTGACTAATCAACTGGCAGTACACCTTGCACGTATATACCAACGTGGGTTTGCTGTTGACTTGGACGCTTTGGAAGAGGTGCGTAAAGAGTTTGAACAGGAGCGTGACACATTGACACGTGAACTAGAAGAACATGTACGTAAACTGATGGGCGATAGACCTATCAACCTTAACAGTCCAGAGCAACTATCTTGGGTTATCTATAGCAAGAAACCTAAAGACAAAAAGGTATGGGCAGATTTATTTGAGCCATACATGCCTGATGCAGACTACCGTTCAACGGTACACAACAACTCAGAGAAGTTGTATAAACAAAAGGCAAAGCAATGCCAGTCCTGTAATGGTACTGGTTATACATACAAAACTAGAAAGGACGGTACACGATATGCTAAACCCAACAAATGTATTTCTTGTGGTGCTACTGGCTATATCTTTATGGACATCACTAGCGCAGTTGCAGGTTTAAAGTTTAATGCCCCAACTGCAAAATGGACTTCAGCTAACGGTTTCGCCACAAGCAAGGACAGACTTGTATACCTTGAAGGTGTGGCTAGACAACGTGATATGCAAGACGCAGTTCACTTCCTACAGCGAGTGCGTAGGTTGTCTGCTGTTGACACATATCTCTCAAGCTTTGTGGAAGGCATCCACAATTTTGTAAAACAAGATGGTAAGCTGCACGTCAGCTTGCTACAACATAGGACTGCTACTGGCAGATTGTCAGGAGCTAATCCTAACATGCAGAATATGCCTCGTGGGGGTACGTTCCCTGTAAAGCGTGTTTTTAAATCACGATGGGATGGCGGTAAGATAGTTGAAGCTGACTTTGCACAACTTGAATTTCGTGTTGCTGCGTTCTTGTCTCAAGACAGAACTGCCATTGAAGAGGTTACTACAGGTTTTGATGTGCATAGTTATACAGCCAAAGTTATAACTGATGCAGGTCAGAGGATCAGCCGACAAGATGCGAAGTCACATACATTCGCACCCTTGTATGGAGCTAGTGGTTTTGGACGTACCCCTGCGGAAGCTGCATACTATGAGCAGTTTACCAAAAAGTATTCTGGCATAGCTAAGTGGCACAAAGAATTGGCACGTGAAGCATTGGGCACAGGTAAAATACGAACACCATCAGGACGTGAGTTCTCATTTCCAGATGTGGTGCGTAGATCAAATGGTAGTGTGACATATTTCACACAGATTAAAAACTTCCCTGTGCAATCCTTTGCCACTGCTGACATCGTACCTATATCACTCATATACATTGACAAGATGTTAGGTATAAACCAAATGCAATCATGCATAGTCAATACAGTACACGATTCTATTGTTATTGACGTGCATCCAAATGAGAAGGAGAAAGTATTACGTGTGATAAAAGCTGCCAATGAATCACTGATTGAAATAGTAAATCGTAAGTGGAATATTGATTTCAACTTACCACTATTATTAGAAGCAAAGATTGGTGATAATTGGCTTGACACCGTAGACGTGTCGTGATATAACTAAGATTCGTTTTAACAGAAAAGGAGAACAAATGAACCAAGTAACAATTAACACAGGAAACTTTAACGCAATGGCTGAAGCAATGGGTATGAATGTTGATACTCAACAGAAGTCTCAGGCAAGTACACTTGCTCGACTACGCATCAACCATTCACCTATTATGGGTGAGGAAACCATCAATGGTAAAAAGGTTAAAGTCGAAGTTGTGTCTGGTGGTACATACAAGTTGGAGATACCAGATGGTCCAACCTACTATGCTACCTCCGCTACTATACGTCCATATCTACAACGCTTTATGTACAAGCGATTTGTAAAAGGTAGTGACACTACACCTAATCGTTACATCAAAACTTTGATGGCTAATGATTTAAATAGTGACATGAAGGACAACGATGGTGGCTTTAACTGTGGTAAACCTGCAGGATACATAGAAGACTTCAAGGCATTGCCTGAGAAGACACAAGATTTGATTCGTCAGATCAAACGTGTTCGTGTATTGTTTGGTACAGTACAGCTACATAATATTGTGGATGACCAAGGCAAGTCTGTGGAACTATCACCACAAGCATTTATCTACGAGATTGAAAACCGTGATGCATTTAAGATTGCAGGTACGATCTTCAACAAACTAGGTAAAATGCGTAGGCTACCTTTGCAGCACAATATAGAGGCAACCACAGAGGAACGATCATTACCAAATGGTAACGTGTTCTATTTGCCTACATTCACACTTGATCTAGGAGAAACCCTAGATGTGGGTGACGGTGAGCAAGAAACCTTTGCTAATTTCATGGCGTGGATTGAAAACTACAATGAGTACATCAAGAACGCATGGAATGAAAATGCCTACAAGAATGATGATACCGATTCTGATACGGTAGAAGAGTTCGTAGACATTGACGCAGAGGACTTTGTGTAATGTACCATCGTGCTGAACTGGCGATACATCAGTATCTTGAGGACGCTGCTAACGGTAGGTCTGCAATGTCAGATGAAACCATCGACACTGTGGCACGTGAAGTAGCTGAAGCACTCAAGCGTCAGTTTGGTAGCGGTAATAAACGTGGCGAGTTCAGGTTAAGGATGTCCAACATTGGGCGTCCTACTTGCCAACTCTGGTTTGATAAGAACAAACCTGAGACAGCATTACCAAAACCGACTACGTTTGTAATGAACATGATGATAGGAGATATAGTTGAATCTGTTTTTAAAGCTATTCTTAAAGAGTCTAATGTGGCTTTTGAAGACACTGATAAAGTTAGCCTTCCAGTGGGAGATAGTAATGATACTAACGTTTCTGGTAGTTATGATCTTGTTATAGATGGAGCAGTTGATGACGTTAAGTCAGCATCTGACTGGTCTTACCGCAATAAGTTTGAGTCATTTGACAAACTAAAGTCTGGTGATTCGTTTGGATATGTTGGGCAGTTAGCAGGTTACGCAAAAGCCTCTGGTAAAAAAGCAGGTGGTTGGTGGGTAGTCAACAAAGCTAACGGTGGTATTAAATACGTACCTGCTGACAACCTTGACATGGAAGCTGAGTTAGAAAAGATTAAGCAAACTGTGGAGACAGTCAATGCTAATGAGTTCAAACGATGTTTTGCACCTGTACCTGAGTTCTTTAGGCGTAAGCCTACAGGTAACATGGTGTTAAATGATGCCTGTAAATTCTGTGACTACAGGCGTGAGTGTTGGCCTACGTTGAAGGAAGAACCTTCACGTGTATCAGAGGCCAAAGACCCTAAGATAGTGGCATATATTGAGGAGTAAAACTATGATAGGCGAAGCAGAAATTCAAGAGCTACAAGATAACATCAAAGAGATGGAACAAGAACTCTTGGAAAAGAAGAAAGCTTTACGAGAAGCTAAATATGCAGGGCTACGCACAGCAATGCAAGCTCGTAAAGAAGCTGATGAAGCTATCCGTCAGGAGCTAAAGGAACTAGGTGTACAACCAACATCTTTTGGTGCACCCTTTCATTATCACTGGAAGTTCTAGTGGACGGTAGACGATTCAAACATGCATTGAAGCAGGGGTATAGGAGTGGACTAGAAATAAAAGTCAAGGATCATTTGAGAGAACGTAAGGTACGTTTCAAGTACGAGTCTCTCAAGATAGAATGGGAAGACTTAATGTACCGCACCTATACTCCTGACTTTATACTGCACAACGGACTAATAATAGAAACAAAAGGACGGTTTACATCAGACGATAGACGTAAGCATATAGCTATAAAAAAACAACACCCTGAACTTGACATACGTTTTGTGTTTGAGAACAGTAAGCGCAAGTTAAGCAAGGGTGCTAAGAATACATATGCTACATGGTGTGAACGTAACATGTTCTTATATGCAGACAGGGTTATTCCAGAAGAATGGTTGAGTGAAAAAGGTAAAGACAATCATCCAGACTTAGTAGAGTTTCCTTATGATAAAATAAAAAGGAGATGACATGGAAGAGGACCATACCTTTATTGACTTTGATCCTAATGATTTCATTATACGTATCTCTCCTGTAATGGAGAATGGTGAATGGAGTGGAGAAATTAACGTAGGTCAGGTGACTACAGGAGAAAATACATTACGAGATAATGACTATGCACACCTTAGTATATTGACAGACATGTTAATATGTGCTATTCCTTTAATAGAAAAAGACGATGCAATTAGGAAAGAACTTTTTAAATTAGTAGAAGAACAATTTGGAGAGGATAAACCTAAAGTTATAAAACGTGACGGTAATGTTTTGAAGGTAAACTTTTAGAGAGGAGAACACGAATGGCAGACACGATAGATACATTAACATTTGGAGAGACAACAATTACACTGGACGATCCAGTTAATAGTCCTAAACACTACAACCAAGCAGGTATCGAATGTATTGATGCCATTCGTGCTGCTACTGACGATGGCTTTGAGCACTATCTACAGGGTAATATTATGAAGTACGTATGGAGATACAAGTACAAAAATGGATCAGAAGACTTGGAGAAAGCCCAATGGTATTTGAATAAACTAATAGAGGTGATTGATGATAGTTAAAGTATTTCTTACACTAGAGATTGACGAAGAAGAGTACCCTGTTCCTGTAGACGGTTTTATTGACCCCGAAATAGAGGACACATTACACGATTACATTCACGATGTGGATGGTATTAAGATCAGAAACATGAAAATAATTACACAGGAGTAGACATGCGTATTTTAAAAAAGATACCAGAGTTTTGCATGAGTCATTGGTTGCTACGAATACCTTTGATTGTTGTATTTACACAACAGGGTTTAGATAAACTACCAGTGGACGCAGAAACAGCAGCTTCGTTTGACTTACCTTATCTGGTATGGTGGATTGTTGCTTACGGAGAATTAGGTGCAGCAATAGGACTGTTGTTTGGTGGTCTTTTTTACATAAAAGGATTTACAGACTGGATAACAGAGATTGGAGACATACTAACTAGGTTTAGTGGATTTACTATTGGCTGTATTATGACAGGAGTTATTTGGATCGCACAACCTGAAAGCGTTTTAGATGTTATACTATATGATAACTTTCACGTCATGCTTTGGGTTGGTGGATTATATTTTGCATTGAGAGGAAACAGAACATGAATAATTATTTACCCACAGACTATCAAGCATTTATACACACCTCTCGTTATGCTAGGTGGTTAGACAAAGAACAAAGACGAGAGAGTTGGAGTGAGACAGTAGAACGTTACATGGATAATGTTGTACGTAAGATTGCAGGTGATGATAGTTATATCAATCAAATACGTGACGCTATACTTAGCTTAGACGTAATGCCTAGCATGAGAGCAATGATGACAGCAGGGGCAGCAGCAGATCGTGACAACATCTGCATGTACAACTGTTCATACCTTCACGTAGATCATCCCCACGCCTTTGATGAAGCAATGTTCATTCTCTTGTGTGGCACTGGTGTTGGTTTCAGCGTAGAGCGTCAGTTCATTAGCAAGCTTCCCGAAGTGCCTGAACTGTTCAATAGTGATACTACCATTGTGGTAAAGGACAGCAAGGAAGGATGGGCTAAGTCTTATCGTCAATTGTTGGCTCTTCTATGGGCAGGTGAGATTCCACAGTGGGATGTTAGTAGAGTGCGTCCTGCAGGTTCTAGACTAAAAACATTTGGTGGTAGAGCTAGTGGACCTGCACCGTTGGTTGATCTGTTTAACTTTACGGTAGCAACATTTAAAAATGCACAAGGCAGACAGCTTACGTCACTAGAGTGTCACGACATTATGTGTTTCATAGGACAGATAGTTGTTGTAGGTGGTGTCAGACGTAGTGCTATGATCAGTTTGTCTAACCTTAGTGATGATCGTATGCGTCATGCTAAGTCAGGACAGTGGTGGAATGAAGCTGCACACAGGGCGTTAGCTAACAACAGTGTGTCGTATACAGAAAAGCCAGATTCAGAAACATTTATGCGTGAGTGGTTGGCATTAGTAGAGAGTAAATCAGGTGAGAGGGGGATATTTAATCGTGAAGCATCTAAAAAACAAGCTGCAAAGTATGGTAGGCGTGATCCTGACCACGAGTTCGGCACTAATCCTTGTTCCGAAATCATATTACGATCAGGTCAAGTCTGCAATCTTACTGAGGTGGTTGTACGTGCAACTGACACTCTGGAGGATTTGGAACGTAAGGTACGACTGGCTACAATTCTTGGAACTATACAGTCTACATACACCAAGTTTCC